TAAGACTCTTGTGCCTTGTAAGTAAACTTCTTATAAAGATCAAGGTAATCTAACTGAGACACACCACCAATATCATAAGTGATATGTTCACGACCCATAATAACAGTTGAATCTTCTGTTACCAATCCCCAAGGGGACATTCTCTTCATTAATTTCTCACCAAGGATTCTTTCAATCCTACGACACATGTATGGAATATCATATAACTTACTATTCCATCCAGTAATAACTTCTGGTGTATTAGACTCAATCATCCACCAGTTTATGAAATCATTTAGAAGTTCATACTCAGTTCTGAATGATTTGTATAAAACATTCTTTTTAGTATTCTTAAAAGGTCCTAAACCCCAAGTTATAATCTGCTTAGTTGTATAATCCTGTATTGATATAAGAAGTATCTCTTCAGCACAAGATTCTACATCAGGGAATCCTTTTTCAGACTTAACCTCAATATCAAGTGTAACTAATTTAATTTTATCAATATCAAACTTTAATTCCTGTTCTGGATATCTTTCAGAAATATATTGATAGATAAATCTCTCATTACCGTAAATATTAAAATTCTCTACCTCACTATATCTTTTAATAAAGTCTCTGGTCTCTCTAACAGTACCTGGTTCAATCGCTTCTACAAATTCCCCATTAAGAGTTTTATATTTTGTTTTCTTTTTTGAATCAACAAAAAGGGTTGGATAAAACTTCTCACGGGTTGCAAAGTGTTTTCCATCTTCGTAACCACGAACCAAGAAGTTGTCTCCAACCATTTGAACGTTTGTATAAAATCGCATTATGTAGTGAGTTCTTTATATTTCTCAATTACCTCCTCAGTAGGATCGGCAATAGTAAGAATGTTCTCTGATCTTAGCATATATTCTTTCTGATTGCTAGCTTCTAACCAAGGTTTCATATCATCTAAAGAATTAAATAAATATGGATTTATTAAGCGACAATCAGGCTCACCTGGTTCTGACATAACTTCTTCCAATTCACTAATGAGAACATTATCAATGTTCACCAAAATACATTTAATCGCCATCTTTGTTATTCTCCTTAAAATCTAAAGTGTTTTCTTTTGGAAATGTTTTTTGTTTATCCTCATACATTTTTTTGATGCTATCAAGGGGTTCAACAATAGTTACAACCCAATCAGTAGGAACTACAACATTACTATCCTTAGAAATAACAATCCAAGGTCTAAAGACGACATCTATCTGTTCATTATCCTCTTGCCTCTGTGATGTTATAACGGCATGAGGATGATTTAAAAGATATGCATAAGGTTCTAATTGCCCATCTTCTTGAACCAATTCTTTTGCATCTGATATGAGAAGTTCTCCTGATTTTAGGAGTGTTAATTTTATTGCCATCTAGTTGCAGTAATTGTAATCTCATTGTCTATTGTAGTCGATTCTTCCGCAATTGTAAATCCCTTTTCTTCAACTGCATCAGTAATAATGGATCTTGCGTATTGCTGAGTAACATTTTCAATAAACCTATGTGGAGGTATTGAGAAATTCCAAGTTTGTATATCTGCTACTAATTCATATACACCATCTTTGTTTAAACGAAATCCAATATCATCCCCTATAGAAACATCAACCTTTACCTTTTCATGTTGATGATTAATAGGATTAACTAACTCCGTATTCTGTTCAACAATACACTGAAGAAGTTGAAGTGCTTTTATAAGTTTAGATTTATCTTTAAGTTTCGTTTTGATTTTGCTGAAGTGTGACATTTTCTTGCTGATAATATTCTGGTTTAGTTTCTGTATAAATTGATGTTCCTAATGCTTTTTCTATTGATTCAGTTATTTCAACACAACTGTTACCAACAACACCACTAACTTCTTCAGATACAGTACCATCTTGACTGATAGTAAATTTAATTGTTTGTTTTTTGGGCATATTATTTATTGGGAATTCTTATAAGAGTATCTATATCTGGTAGATACATGTATTCCAATTCACTATTCCGCAAAGTCATAAGACCATCTTCAATAGTGTCTACCATAGTATCACCAGCAAGATTAAATGATGTATTAAAAAGAATAGGCACTCCAGTTAATTTATAAAACTCAAAAATCAAATCATAGTAATTTTTATTCTGTTCTCTAGTAACTGTTTGTATTCTACAAGTTCCATCCTCATGAACTATTGATGGTATTATATCTATTTTATCTGGTAATACATCAATAGCATATGACATAAAAGGACTCTCTTCCAACCTATCCATATCAAACCAATCCCTAGCATGTTCCAAGAGAATTGTTCCAGCAAAAGGTCTGAAATGTTCTCTTTTCTTTACTCTATTCACTATGTCCTTACCATTCTTTATTCTAGGATCAAATAAAATAGATCTATTACCAAGTGCTCTTGGACCTATTTCACTTCTACCTTGAGCAATGGCAACTATATTTTGATTAGATATTAGTTTAGCAATATCATTTGGAGTTGCTTCATACTCATCTTCATCATCTAGCAACTCATATTCATACTGTAATGGTCTTCCTTTATATAAATTTTTCAATTTAAAGGATATATTAGGATTTTTTTCATGATAAGTATGGTATACTCCACCTATACTAACAGAAGAATCATCGCAAGTTGGATCAACAAATAAATTAATATCATTAGGTAATTGTTTAAGTAACTTATAATTAGCAACACAATTTAAAGCACATCCACCAGTTAATACTAAATTTTTTGATTTAGACATACCCAATACTTTTTTACAAGTATGAATTAAATACTTTTCAAAATCTTTCTGAACTCTGTATGCAATATTAATTTTATTTTTTTCATCTAATCTATCTAAAGTTACATATTCTTTATTAAGAATAGCACCACAAGTTCCAATATTTGCTATTTTACTATAATCAGAATTGGAATTATTAAAAGTATCAGTTCGTAACTGACAACTTTTAGTTCCACAATCGTCAACTGATATTAATTCACCTATTCTATCATCATATTTACCATAAGCAGAAAGACCCATAGTTTTACCAGATTCCAATCCATCAAAACCAATCCATTCTGTAATAGCAGTATAAACATATCCTGCCCCTATATTTGTTTTCTTATCCACAAAATCTGGAGCATTATCAATAAATTCTCCATTACCAATCACAGATTTGTATATTGGATTAATATTATTACCAAATGCTTCATATACAGAAAGATTTTCTTTACCAAAAGTATAAGTACTACCTGCACCATCTATAACTAAAACTATAGCATCATCAAATCCAGAATGAGAATAAGAAGTTTTTGCATGTAGATAATGATGATCTTCATGTATCAACCCCTTTTCTGATCGTATTTTTAATATCTCATTTAAAAATGCTTGATATGCTCCAAAATCAGTATGTTGAAAGAATAAGTTAGAAAAGGATAAACTCTCAATTTCATCACAATACTCTTTAATATGATTAACAGCATACATTGCTGTAGATGCATGTTTTAAATGTGAAAATCTCTCTTCTATAAAATGAAAAAGTTCTCCATTTTTTATAATGGAGGATGAAGAATCATGAGGTCCAGTATGAATACATACGTGTACCATCAACACTTATCCTCATAAACTTCACCAATTTCCCAACAGTCTACACCAGAAGTTCTAATAACATCCATAGCAAATTCTAATCTATTTGCAGGAACAATTACACAATATCCAATACCAAGATTGAATACTCTTCTCATCTCCAACTCATCACAATTACCTACTGATTGAATCGTTCTAAAGATCTCTGGTACACTCCAAGAGTTCCAATCTACATATGGTTTAAGACCCTTTGGAAGGCATCTAGGAAGGTTCTCAGGGATTCCTCCCCCAGTTATATGTGCCATACCATATACCTCTTCTACCTCCTCTAAGAGGCGTTTTACAATAGGAGCATAGATGGTAGTTGGATTAAGTAACTCAGGATGATCTGCTACCTTTAACATTAAACGACATGTGAGATAACGAATCAAACTAAACCCATTAGCATGGACACCATTACTTGCTATTCCAATAATTCTATCAGATGGTTTAATGGCAGATCCATCTATAATTTTCTTTTCTTCTACTACACCAGTACAGAATCCAGCAATATCATATTCAGTTGTCATTGCATTTCGTTGAGGATGCTCTGCTGTTTCTCCACCAAGTAAAGAACAACCTGCTTGACGACATCCATCAGCAATTCCTGCAACCAATTCTGTTATTCTCTTATTATCATCAACTTTAGGACAAGAAACATAATCAAGAAAGTATAAAGGTTCTGCTCCACATGTGATTACATCATTCACACACATAGCAACAAGATCTATTCCAATATCATAATCTCTACCATATAATGTAGACAACATTCCCTTGGTTCCTACACCATCAGTTCCAGAAACTAAAATAGGACTTTCATATCCTGTAGGTATTCTCATCATACCATTAAAACCACCAAGTCCACCCAAGACCTCTGGTCTATAAGTGGACTTTACATGTGGTTTAATTTTTTCTACAAAATAATTACCAGCATCAATATCAACACCAGCAGTTTTATAATCTAAAACAATCCCTTTTTCTTTAAAATCAAGGGGATCAGACCAATCTCTTTCTGTCATAATCAAATTATAATATTGTGGTAGGTTCCTATAGCCGCTAATCCTGAACCTACCAAAAGGGGATTACCGCAGCCAGTATTTCTCTGACTCTTATATTATACCACAGTTTTTACTTTTTTGGTTTTTTCTTTAGGAACTCTTTTGAGATCACTAATAGCATTGTGGATAATGCTAAATGGACTAGTTAGTTTCATGATCTGCACCTCCTAAGTAAGTTTTACGAGCGTGATGCTCTGGTACAATCTTATTTAACTGTATGGTGAGGAGTCCATCCTCAAACTTGACGGATCCAACCTTCGTATCGTCTGAGACCGTCCAAACTCGTTTGAAACTAC